ATGAATTCTCCCTTAAAAATTGATAACACTCCTGTATATCAAGTTGATTTAGGTGAAGGTGTATTAGGTAAAGGAAATAAAAATGGAACTATATTAGTTTCAGATAAAATAAAAGATCCTGAAGAAAGACAAAGTATTATAAATCATGAAGGTATACATATAGATCAAATTAAAAGAGGAGATCTAGATTATGATGATGAAGCTGTGTACTGGAAAGGAAAAAAATATTTTAGAAAAGACATGGACGAAGGAAATCCAAATCTACCTTGGGAACAAGAAGCATATAAAAAAACAGATCCATACGAAAAATATTAATATGAAAAAGAACTACAAAACCGGAAGTCCATTATTTTTACTCGCAGACCTGCTAGATAAATCTCGACAAGATATTGTTGATTTTAGCGGTTATAGAGGAAAAGATACTTTTAAAAAATCTTTACAACAAGGACCTAGTTCTCATACTAATAAAGCATTTTCAAAAAATAAACTTGATGAGTATGGTAATAAAAATAAATACCCATATTTATCATCTCGATTTATAGTAAATCCTGAAATTAAAGACCCGTTTAATAGAGGAAGAAGAGATGATATGAACACAATGAGAGACAAAGAAAGAGTTCTTCAACAAACTCAAGCTAGAAGAGGTATATCTGGTCCTTCTAGTCTTTTAGAAGATTATGAAGCATCAGCAAAAATATCATCTAAAATAGGAGATAATTTATTAGATGCTCAACAAATGGGAGATGAACGAGGTATGAGCCAAGCCGTATTAGACGCGCAAAGAAGAATGCAAGCAGATAAAATGTTAAATACTAGAAACCTACAAAGAAGACCTAAACCTGGTGAAAATTTTGGTGATGAATTTACTGGAGATTATATAGATAATGTAGCTTATAAAAACGCTAGAATGATAGATGATTTTAACAATGCTAGACTCGCGGGAATATCTGCTCAAGATTTAAGTGACTTCGCAAGACAGTCAAATGAAAGAATGAGATATTTTGATCCTTCTGAAGGTTTAGGAATGAGAGATGAAAGAACTGGAGATGTAAATTATGGCGGACAATAAAAAATTTAAAGACTCTACAGTTGGAAAATTATTATTTGGTGCTGCATCAATAATAAACCCTACACTTGGCAGTGTGCTACAAGGCGTAACATCCCCTAAAGAAGCTATTGCTGCAATTGCAAAATCAGATGTTTCTTTAGATGATAAAATAAAATTACAACAATTAATATATGAACAACAGAATAAAGAGATAGAAGCTATTACTTCAAGATGGAAGTCAGATTCTATGTCAGATTCGTGGATGTCAAAAAATGTACGTCCATTAGTTCTAGTATGGTGTATTGTTGTATTTTCTTTTGCAGGAATACTTGATAGTGTAGACCATATTCCTTTTAATATAGGATCTACATGGAATGATACTTTTGAGAAGGTCATGATGGCGGTTGTTTTAGCCTATTTCGGAGGTCGCACGACAGAAAAGGCGACAAGTATGTTTAAAAAGTAAAAGTTACTAGAAATAAGTAATTATACCTTAGAACACTTAAATTAAATTAAATATTATGAAAAAATTATTAATAAGCATTTTTATGCTTGTGAGCGTTTTAACTTATGCTCAAGAAGTTCCTGGACTAGAAGGTTTATGGAAAAGTAAAAACTCAACTTACTACGTTGCTATTTTATGGGATGGTGATAAATACACTTTTAGTAATTTTTCTTTTTATGTAGGTAAAACTGCAAAAGAAATAATTTATGAAAAAGGTAAAGACTATGTTATAACTAATATGTACACCGAAAGAAACAAACACAGTGTTAATATTAAATACACAGTTGTAGATAGTGAAACATTATTATGTGAATTCACAGGATCTAATGATAATGTAAGTAAATATAAACGAATAAAATTAAATTAAATGGCTGAAAATAAAATAACTGAAAAGGAGTTAAAAGAAATACAAGATTTACAAGCAAATCTTTATAAATTAACAACTGACATAGGAGTTCTAGAAACTCAAAAACATGCAGTCTTGCATGAACTTGCTGGTGTAAATCAAACACAGGAAGAATTTAAAAAAGTATTAGAAGAAAAATACGGTTCAATAAATATTAATTTACAGGACGGTACTTTTGAACTACAAGAAGAAAATGAGTAATGTTATAAGAAAAATCAGTATTGGTGCTGATTACAAGAATGAAGCAATGCATTATTCTATAGGACAACAGGTTTATGGTGGTCATGAAATATCACATATACTGTTAGATGAAAAAGATAATTCTTATAATATACATATAAAAAAAGCCAATGAAATACTGCCGTGGAAGAAATTTAATTCTAACATGGCTATTTCTATTGAATACGATTTAGAGTATTAATGAAGAGTCTTTATGATTTTATTGTAAAACCTTTAGGTGATAGATATGCAAATACTAAAAAAATAGGTGAAAAGAAATTAATTTTAAATACTAAAATTGAATCTTGGAAGTTTGTTAATAGATTTGCTATAGTTGTAGAAACACCATTAGCTGTAAAAACTTCTATTAAAAAAGGAGATATTATAGTTGTACATCAAAATGTTTTTAGAAGATTCTATAATATGCAGGGTAAACAAAGTAATAGTAGATCTTATTTTAAAGACGACCTATATTTTGTAGGTATAGATCAAATATATCTATACAAAAGCAATGACACTTGGAAGTCTTTTGGTGATCGTTGCTTTATAAAACCAATTAAAAACAAATCTTCTCTAGAGAATAGAAAAGAAACTCCTTATACTGGAATAGTTAAAATTGGTAATAATAAGTTAGAGGTATCTAAAATTAACCCAGGAGACAAGATAGGGTTTAAACCAGGTGCTGAATGGGAGTTTGTTATAGATGACGAGCGTCTTTATTGTATGAAATCAAATGATATAGTTATAAAATATGAGCACAAAGGAAACGAAGAAGAATATAATCCAAGCTGGGCAATTAGCAGTTAAAGAGTTAATTAAAGTTGCTAAAGAACCTATTATAGATTTTGGACCAGATATTTCCGCGGACAGATTAAAGAACGCAGCTGCTACTAAAAAACTATGTATATTTGATGCTTTTGAAATATTAAATAGAATAGAAGAAGAGAAAAACTTATTAGAAGATAAACCAAAAGTAGAAGAAAAAAAAGAAACTACATTCCGTGGTTTTGCTGAAGGAAGATCTAAATAATGTATACGCAAACTTTATATAATATATTAAAAGATCACGTTAAACCAAAGATTCTTAAGCGAAACAATAAATATAAGAAATGGGAATATGGTTATAACGAGGAACATGATTTTATAGTTATAAGTAAAGATGGAACTGTAGGAGATATATATGAAATACAAGGTTTAAAAATTGGAGTTCCTAGTAAACCTAAAGATATACATACTTTTGAAGATAATAAATGGAAAAGAACACCATTACCTAAAGTTCTTAAAAAAATTAAAAGTGTTTTTGAATGGGATAAATATCCTGAAGATTTTAAAGAAAGATGGTATGATTTTATTGATATAGAATTTACCAGACGTGAAGAAGGTTTTTGGTTTAAAAATAAAGATAGAGATATTTATTTAACAGGAACACATTACATGTATTTACAATGGAGTAAAATTGATGTTGGACCACCAGATTTTAGAGAAGCAAATAGATTGTTCTTTTTATTCTGGGAAGCATGTAAAGCAGATATTAGATGTTACGGGATGTGTTATCTAAAAAACCGTAGATCTGGTTTTTCATTTATGGCTTCTGGAGAAGTTGTTAACTTAGCTACAATATCCAGTGATTCAAGATATGGAATATTATCTAAAACAGGACCAGATGCTAAGACTATGTTTACCGACAAAGTTGTACCAATATCAGTTAATTATCCTTTCTTTTTTAAACCGATTCAAGATGGTATGGATCGACCTAAAACAGAATTAGCATATAGAGTACCAGCTTCTAAGTTCACAAGAAGAAAAATAATAAGTGGAGAAGTAGAAGCAGAACTACAAGGTCTAGATACTACAATTGATTGGAAAAATACTGGTGATAACAGTTATGATGGTGAAAAACTAAAACTATTAGTACATGATGAATCAGGTAAATGGGAAAGACCTAATAATATATTAAACAACTGGAGAGTTACAAAAACATGTTTGAGGTTAGGTTCTAGAATTATTGGTAAATGTATGATGGGTTCAACATCTAACGCTTTAGATAAAGGTGGTGGTAATTTTAAAAAATTATATGAAAACTCAGATGTTAATAAAAGAAACGCAAATGGACAAACCCGTAGCGGACTCTATAGTCTGTTCATTCCTATGGAATGGAATTACGAAGGATACATTGATTCTTATGGCATACCTGTATTCGAAACACCCAACAAACCTAAGGAAGATCCTCATGGCCAAAAAATAAAATTAGGAGTATTAGATTACTGGAAAAACGAAGTAGACGGTTTAAGTGAAGACCAAGATGCTTTAAATGAATTTTATAGACAATTTCCACGTACAACTAAACATGCTTTTAGAGATGAATCTAAAAACTCTTTATTTAACCTTACTAAAATATATCAACAAATAGACTGGAATGCAGATATAAAGCATAGCAGTGTTGTAACACAAGGTTCATTTAAATGGGTTGGAGGTATAAAAGATACTCAAGTAATGTTTGTACCAAATAAAAGTGGTAGGTTTTTTGTCTCATGGGTTCCACCAGTTCATTTACAGAATAATGTAATTAAAAAATTAGGTAGAAAATATCCAGGTAATGAAAACTTAGGAGCATTTGGTTGTGATAGTTATGATATATCAGGAACAGTAGATGGTAGAGGTTCTAATGGATCTTTACATGGTTTAACTAAATTTAGCATGGAAGATGTTCCTCCTAATCATTTCTTTTTAGAATACATTGCTAGACCACAAACTGCTGAGATGTTTTTTGAAGATGTTCTTATGGCTTGTATATTTTACGGAATGCCAATATTAGCGGAAAATAATAAACCT